TAAAATGTATGAGTATAGAACAAAACTAGTTAAGGTAGTTGATGGTGATACAGTCGATGTTGATATCGATTTAGGTTTTGGAGTTTGGTTAAAAGATGAAAGAGTTCGTATCATGGGTATTGACACACCCGAAAGTCGAACAAGTGATAAAGTTGAAAAGGTTTTTGGTTTGGCTGCAAAAAATAGATTGAAAGAATTATTAGGTAAAACTCCTGTTTTAAAAACACAGGTGAACAAAGACGGCGAAGATATGAAAGGTAAATTCGGACGTATCCTCGGTGACTTTGACGTCTATGATGCAAGTTTAGATGCATGGCGAGCAGTGACTGCTGTCATGGCAGACGAAGGGCATTGTGTACCTTACTATGGTGGAAGCAAGGAAGAAGTTCAAGCACAGCATATGGCTAATCGTCGAAGATTAATTGAAGAAGGTGTGGTTAATATGTCATTAGAGGATGCTGGAATTGTCTAAAACTAATATTATGAAAGCTAATACTACCATTGAACTTAAATGTGATTGGAACGGAGACTTTACATTAATTGACGTTAATGGAACACTATGGTTCTATCCTCGTAAAGAATGGGACAAAGTACAAAAGCACCTGTGGAAATTAGTTAAACCAGCAGCAGGTGATCCAAAATGACAATTGATGTTTTTCTAGAAAGCTTAGGACTTGCTTGGTTTTTATTAGTAGGAATATGTGGATGTTTATATCCATTTATTATTGAAAAAGATAATGGAGAAAATGATGTTAACAAGAGATGATTTTAATGAACACGCATATGATAAACTAATACGTGATGAATTGATCGATCAACTAGAAACTTTACTTTTACAGACTGATCTAGATACAGAACATCCTCTCATTACGGCTTATAATTATATTATTGCCTATAATTCAGTCCCTGGCGAGTGGGAGGATGGTAAATATGACTTATCATAGTCATGCTAGTATTATTCCTTTAATTGGCGGAGAAGCATTAGCATCTGAAAAAGCTTTTGGCGTAAAGCCAAAATATATTATGTCGTATGACGTATTTAAAAATAATGATGCGCATTTACTAAATCATTATAATAATAGTGTTCCTTACTATGTTTTAGATAAAGGCGATAATGTAAATGAATACGTTGATGTTGTATCTTCAGTATGCCCGTGCGCTGGTTTGAGTCAACTTTCTAATACACATTCTGCTTCTAATCCTGCAAATGATTGGATGTATAAAAGTACAACATACGTTTTAGAAAATGTAAAACCAAAAGTTTTATGGGGTGAAAACGCACCTTTATTTGGAAGTAATGCTGGAAAACCTGTTAGAGATAAATTATACGAAATAGCTAAACAAAATGGATATACAATGACTACGTATATTACAAAGTCATTATTTCATGGCGTACCGCAGGTTAGAAAACGTAGTTTTTATTTTTTTTGGAAAGGTAATCGTACTCCATTATTAAATTATTTTAATAAAGAATTAGTTCCTATAGAAGGTTTATTATCTCAGACTCCAAACTTTGGTGGAGAATTAGATCAGGTAACAAATGTTAAAGTTCCTACAGAAAATCCTTATTATAAATACGTTTTAGAAGAAATACATCCAAGTTGGTCTCACCAAGATTTTCAACAAAGTTTAGATGTATCTGTTCAAATTTTAGATTATATTGAAAGTAAAACTGATTACGCAAGTCTTGCAAATTATTTTCTAAAAAAAGGAAATGAAAAAGAATACAAGAAATGCATGTATAGATATGAAAAATTAAATTCTGGTGGTTCAATTATGAAAAGAGAACCTGTTATTCCGGCTGGATATATTGGTGCTTTTGTTGGTCATATGCCAGTATCAGTAGTACATCCTTTAGAAGATAGGTTTTTAACTTATCGTGAGTGCATGGCTATTATGGGATTACCATACGAATATGAACTTTTAGAACCTAAGAAAAATTTAAATCATGTTTGTCAAAATGTACCTTTTGATACTGCGTATGATATGGCAAGTGAAGTTAAAGCAGCACTAGATGGAAAACGCGAATGGATTGATGCCACTAATGTTTTCCAAACTAATTATAAAAAACAACATGAGATTTGGGATGAAAATAGATCTAGCCTTGAATCTTTTTTTGAATAACCAGTGTACAAATTCTATATTTTATGGTAGAATATGTTACATATTAATGAGGATCTTTTATGGAACTTAATGTACCAGTTGAACAATTAAGAAAGCATAGTATTATGCTAGCAGCACCAATGTATGGTGGACAATGTTCTGGTTTATTTGCAAGATCAATTGCTAATTTAACTGCGACGTGTCAAAACCATGGAATTCCATTATCATTTTATTTTTTGTTTAATGAGTCACTTATTACACGAGCACGTAATTATTGTGTAGATGAATTCTTAAGATCAGAATGTACGCACTTAATGTTTATCGATAGTGATATTGGATTTGATGCTAATGACGTATTAGCATTACTTGCTATGTCTATAAGCAATGATGGTGATAATGAATATGACGTTTTATGTGGACCATATCCTAAGAAAACTATTGCATGGGAAAAGATTGTACAGGCTGTTAATGCTGGTTTTGCAAAAGATAATCCTAATGAATTAGAAAATTTTGTTGGTGATTATGTTTTTAATCCAAAAAAAGAAACTGAAAGTATCAAGATTGGTGAACCGTGTGAAGTTCGTGAAGGTGGTACCGGTTTTATGATGATTCGTAGAAATACTTTTGCAAAATATAAAGAAGCTTTTCCTAAATTATCATATAAACCAGATCATGTAAGAACAGAACACTTTGATGGTACTACAGAAATCATGGCTTATTTTGATTGTATTATTGATCCTGAAACAAAAAGATACTTATCTGAAGATTATATGTTTTGTTATAATGTACAAAAAATCGGACTCAAAGTTTGGATGTGCCCTTGGATGCATTTAAAACACGTTGGGTCTTATATATTTGGTGGGTCGCTCGGGCACTTGGCTGCAGCCGGCGCGGCACCAACCGCTGATCCCGCAATCGTAGCCAAAAAGAAAGCCCAATAATTGGAGACTATATTATGGAATTTGGTTCTAGAACCTTAAGTGTATTGAAAAACTTTTCTACTATTAACCCATCTATTCAATTTAAAGAAGGGAATACGTTGAAAACTATTTCACCAAATAAAACTATTATGGCATCGGCAAATCTTGAAGATAATATTGAATCTACATTTGCAATATATAATCTTTCAAGATTCCTTGGTGTTATTTCTTTATTTGAAAAGCCCGTCTTTGAATTAAAAGAAAAGCTAATAAACATTGTTTCTCCTGGACGTAAAGTTAGTTACATGTTTGCTAACCCAGAAACATTAGTTTTACCTCCAAGTAAAGAATTAAATCTTGGCGATATTGCAGTTGAATTTGATTTAACACAAGAGTCATTTTCAGAAATTGTAAAAGCACTTGGTGTAATGTCTTTCCCAGATTTAATTATTACTAATGAAAATGGTAAAATTATTTTAAGAGCTACTGATTCAAAAAATCCCAGCGCAGATAGTTTCGATATTGATGTAGGTACTACTGATAAAAAATTTACTGCGGTCTTTAAATCAGAAAATCTTAAAATTATGAATGACAATTATCATGTTAAGATTAGTACTCGAGGAATGGCAAATTTTAAATCTAAAGATTTAGAATATTGGATCTCTATTGAAAGTCATTCTACTTTCGAATAAACAGTTAAAAGGGACGGATTGTCGGGCAGCTTTCCGTGGTGTACAAAATGGCGCAGGGCAGGGGCCGTACACTATATTTATTTTATTATGTTGGAGTGATTTATGCAAGATGATTTTCTCTGGGTAGAAAAGTATCGGCCGCGCACTATACAAGATACAATACTATCTCCTTCTCTCAAATTGTGTTTCCAAAAATATGTAGATAATGGAAACGTTCCAAATTTAATTTTAACTGGCTCTGCTGGCGTAGGTAAAACTACTGTAGCAAGAGCAATGCTTGAAGAATTAGATTGTGATTATATTATAATCAATGGATCTATGAATGGCAATATTGATACGCTTCGTAATGATATACAACAATTTGCTTCTTCTGTTTCTTTTAGCGGCGGAAGAAAATATGTTATTTTAGATGAAGCAGATTATCTTAATCCCAATTCTACTCAACCAGCTCTTCGTAATTTTATGGAAGAGTATTCTAAAAATTGTGGGTTTATTCTTACTTGTAATTTTAAAAATAGAATTATTCAACCATTACACTCTCGTTGTAGTGTTATTGATTTTAAAGTTGATAAAGAAAATGTAGCTACATATGCTTCAGAAATGTGGAAGCGAGTATGTAATATCTTAACTCAAGAAGGCGTTGAATTTGATAAAAATGTTGTAGCAGAACATGTTACAAAATACTTTCCTGATAATAGAAGAATTTTAAACGAATTACAAAGATACGCCGCCACAGGTAAAATTGATAATGGCATTCTTTCTAATTTAAAAGAAGTAACATTAAATACTTTAATGAATTCTATTAAAGAAAAGAATTTTACTGAAGTTCGTAAATGGGTTTCACAAAATACTGACATTGATTCTGCAGAACTTTTTAGAAATTTATATGATCATTGTAATAAATATATTACAAATGCAAGCATTCCGCATTTAGTATTAATACTAGCAGATTATCAATATAAATCAGCTTTTGTTGCTGATCATGAAATTAATATTACAGCGTGTTTAACAGAAATAATGGCGAATTGTGAATTTAAATGATCGAGTTTAATAAAGAAAAATGTACTTTTTATTCTTCTTCTTGTGGAGAATATTTAGACGATGATCCTGCGCATATACAATTAAAAATAGAAGGCGGTGAAATACTTGAACTGCCTGTATGTAGTAAATGCGAAAAACTTTTAGAAATAGTAGAAAATAGGGTTAGTGCTGCGAATGGAAATACAGAAATTTAATGATCCTTGGCCACATTATATCATTGATAATTTTTTAAGCCAAGAAGATTTTCTTCAAATAGAAGAAATTATAGAAGATTGGGATTGGTTACACGAATATATTCCTTCTGCGTATTGGGATATACGTAAGAATTATAGCATACCACTTAATTATATTAGTGCTGGTAGAGTATTTAAGCAAGGTGATTTTGAGAAAGAAATAGAAGAGCGTGGTGTTCCAATGAAATTGGAACGTACTAGTTTTCCAAATAGTGAACAACTTGAAGTTGCTAGTATTCTTACAAAATATATCCAGCCTTTAGAAGATGAATTTAAATTAAAAGGCAAATATGCACAATGTAATTTAATGTATTCAGATTGTAGAGATTATCAAAATTATGATATACATTGTGATCCAGCTCATAAAGCATTGTCTTGCGTATTATATTTTTCTCCAAAAAAATCTATGGGCACCCATTTATACCGGATGGTTGCGGGGGGTAGAATGAGAAAAGTAAAAACAATTGAGTGGAAACCAAATAGAATGTTTATATTTAAACAACAACAAAAAGTTACGTGGCATAATTATTCGACAAATACAGAAAGAAGAATAACATTCAATTATAATTTTTCTAAAGCACCAAGACAACTATTAATATGAATCCATTTGATTTTTTAAATTCTATCAATACTACTAAAGAATATTTGATGGATGAAGAATGTGAGAATGAGTATAAAGCATTTTTAATTAATCGCGGATTATCTTATTTTCAAGATACGGTTGCATTATCTAATGAAATGAATATTCATAATCAATTAGAAAATAAGCTTCAATACGATTATTATATAAATATAGTCAGACCAAGGAAAAGATTTTCCAAATGGTTCAAAAAGGAAAATGATAGTGATATTGAGCTTATTCAAGAATATTATGGATATAGCCATAGTAAAGCTTTAAAGGTCCTGTCCTTATTCCCTAAAATTGAATTATTAAAAATAAAAGAAAAATTAGAAAAGGGTGGACTATGAATGTTATTGATAGCCTAGTTGAAATTTCTCTATTAAAAGAAGATGATTTTTTGAAGATTAGAGAAACTTTAAGTCGTATAGGTATCTCATCTCCAAAAGAAAAAAAATTATACCAATCGTGTCATATTCTTCATAAGCGTGGAAAATATTATATTGTTCATTTTAAAGAGTTATTTGCTTTAGATGGTAAAAATACAAACTTTTCAGAAGAAGATAAAGCTCGAAGAAATACTATTGCGCAATTACTTGAAGATTGGAGTCTATTAAAAATCGTTGACAAGCAAAAGACTGACGAGAAAATTCCAATGAACCAGATTAAAATAATTTCTCACAAAGAAAAAGTTGACTGGGAGTTGGTAACTAAATATAATATAGGTAAAAAAGTAGCATAATATCAATAACTTATGTGCTATGTACAAGCTATAAGTTATATGGTAGAATACTATTTTTATTTGAATGGATTATAGTATGCGTAATTTCTACTACAATAAATTATCACTGCCTCAAAGACACGTTAGTAGAGCTTGCGTGGAATACGTTATTAACAAATATTTGCCACGATTAAAAAATAAGATTAGTGTTAGGGTTATTGGTAAAAAAAATCTAAGGTTTGAAGAAGATATTTTAGCAGATTGCGCACAACACTATGAAGATGATTCTCCTATTCCTAGAGAATTCGTTATTAGAATAGATACAAGCCAAAGTTTAAAAAACTTTTTCAGGACTCTTTCGCATGAATTAATTCACGTTAAACAATTGGCCAAAGGTGAAATGCGTTATTCTCTTCGAAAAAACGGTAAAGTATATTGGCATAAGAAATTGATGAGTATTTTAGATGAATCTACTTATTATGATCAACCTTGGGAAATCGAAGCTCACGGTAGAGAAATATCAGTTATGATTGGTGTTTTAAAAAAATATCCATTTGTTTCTGAAAATTATTTTCTAGATTTTGATCCTACGGATGTTTATAATGATTGAAAATATTGTTAATGAACATATCATCACTAACAAAATGCATGATCATCAATTTTTATATTTAGGAATTGAACCAAAAGAAAAAATTATAGCTAATAATATTTACAAATTTAATGACATAAATTTTACTAAAAAAAGTTATGATCATGCTATTATAAATTGCTTTTTAGAAAAACAAAATCACTGTGATATTGATAGTATTTTAAATGTTATTTTTTTAAATGTTAAATATTTTATATTTTTAAATATAAATTGCGATTATGAATCTACTAATCTAAGTTTATTACATCCTACTGCATGGATTGAAAAATTACAAAAATTTAAACTCCCAGATCATACAGTACTATTTCATTTTTCTTTATATAAAGATTATGACATACTAAATTATGATAAATATAATACGGAATTAACTATAAGATGAAAGAACAACTAATTGAAAATTGGGATAACAATAGAAATAATTTTATAGAATATATACAAAATTGTAAAAGTGTATGCGTTGTTGGAAATAGCGTAGAAGTTATGAAATTTCCTGATTCCGGCCATGGTGAGTATATAGATTCACACGATTGTGTAATTAGATTTGGAGCAGGAGTTCCTGGTCCTCGTCTTGGCCCGACATGGAAAGGAGTGCCTCCCCACGAACATCAAATAAAATGTATAGGTAAGAAAACTGATGCATGGTGTTGCGGTTATTTTAGATTACCTATGCTAGGTAAATATATACGAGATAATTCGTTAAATGATGATTCGTGGGTATTATTTAACGCGGTTCATGCTAAAGCGATGGATCCAATTAAAAAAGATACTTTTCTTTGGTGGGATATTTTAAATAATGAAACTAGGCTAGCTAAACATAATCCTAAAAACGCGTTTCATATGTATAATAGTGAGGCAATGAGAGCCGTTATTCGAAGTTTTGGTTATGAAAAAGGTTATTTAAATACTCCAACCTCTGCACATCTTGGTCCAAGAATTTCTACTGGTATGTGGTTATTTTATTTTTTACTTGAAACATGTAAAATCGAAAAATTTACTATGATTGGATTTGATTTTTTTAAAAAGAGTACTACAGTAAGAAGAGGAACTAAACATGGTGGGTTAAGTACGTTAGATCCAGCATCGTGGTATTTACCTATTGGCAAAAATCAAGCTAAAGGCCCAGATGAAGGAATAGAAGTTCATGATGTTCCTGCAGAATATAATTGGGTTGTTGATAAAATTACAAAAAATCAAATTGAATGGAAAGTTTTATCTGACTTAAAATATGAGAAAATAGATATTTTTAAAGAATGGGTTTGAAATGTACAATATTGCTATAGGATATGATAATGAAAATAAAAAATTAGCGTATACTGCAGCTGAAAGTATATTACAAACATCTACTGTACCCATTAATTTTTTATACGTCAATAAAAATAATATTAAAGAATATACTAGACCAAGAGGTGGTTATGATAGTACTGAGTTTAGTAATTCTAGATTCATGGTTCCATACCTTTATGATTATAAAGGTTGGACATTATTTTTAGATAATGATATAATAGTAAAACATGATATAAAAGAATTGTTTGATTACGCAGATGATAAGTATACTATAATGTGTTGTCAGCATAATCAAGTAATAGAAAATGATCATAAATTTTTAGGATATAGACAGACAGATTATAGTTATAAAAATTGGTCAAGCGTAATTCTATTTAATAATAGAAGATGTAAATCCTTAACTCCAAAATTTGTTAACGAACAGCCGGGCCTAGTTTTACATCAATTCGAGTGGCTAAAAAAAGAAAATAGTATTGGACAATTACCTTTGGAATGGAATCATTTAGTTGATAATAAAAATCAATCTATTAATCCTCCAAAATTAATACACTATACAAATGGTGGTCCATACTTTAATGAAACTAAAGATTGTTCCTATGCTAATGATTGGAATATAATATATAGGGATTTACTTTTATAAGATTTTGGAGTATAATAATATAATGAATGTTAAACTTATAAGTCATAGCCAAGTTCCCGTAGATCAAGTGTTCGAAACTAATGATTATAGTTCGGCGCTAGATCTGATTGCTTTTTGCGCGAGAGTAAGTAATCCTGGGAATCAAAATAATAAACAAACAAGTGAAAAGCTTGTTAAATATTTAATTAAACATAAGCATTGGTCACCATTAGAAATGGTTTCCGCATGTTTAGAAATTGAAACTACGCGTGATATTGCCCGACAAATTCTTCGGCATCGTTCTTTTTCTTTTCAAGAATTTTCACAAAGATACGCAGATCCGGTTAAAGATTTAGATTTTGTAATTAGAGAGCCAAGATTACAAGATGAAAAAAATCGACAAAATAGTATAACTGTCGACGATCCTCAATTGTACGACCAATGGGCAAATATACAATGTGGAATTATTGAACAGGCTAAGTTAGCATATAACTGGGCAATTGAAAATAATATTGCTAAAGAACAGGCGCGTGCTGTATTGCCTGAAGGTTTAACTATGTCGAGAATGTATATGAATGGAACCCTTAGAAGTTGGGTACATTTTATAGAATTGAGAAGTGCAAATGGTACACAACAAGAACACATTGATGTTGCAAAAGAGTGTGCTAAAGTAATAAGTGAAATTTTTCCAATGGAGATTATAAATGATTAATGAAGATTTTATTGATAATATTATGACATTTTATATGTCAAGTGGTGTTCAATTAGCTGGTGTTCTTAAATCAATTAATGAAAATTATGTTGAAGTAGAAAATCCACGAATGTTTATTTCTAGTCAAGATTTAATGTCTGGATATTTTGCTCCTAGCATTTCACAAATTTCTGAAAAATTTGTTACAAGTGTAAATTTAAATCTTAATAGTGTTTCGTTTATAACTCCTTTAGGAGACATGATGGTGGAAGCATATGAAAATTCTTTAGAAGAAAATCAACCACCGCCTGCTGCAAAACCAAAAAGACAAGTAAGTCTTCGAAGAACTCCTAAAGGTAAAAAATAGAGTGTTTAAAGATAAATTAATACTAACCGATTGTGATGGTGTTCTTTTAGATTGGGAATATCATTTTGACAAATGGATGTTATTAAATGATTATAAAATTTGGAATGCTAATTCCTATAATGTAGCAAAAAAATATGATATTCCACGTGAACTCGGAAAAACTTTAGTAAAAGTTTTTAATGAATCTGCAGAAATTGGTTGGTTAAGTCCTTTAAACGATTCTATTAAATACGTAAAAAAATTGCATGAAGAACATGGATATACTTTCCATTGTATTACTTCTCTTTCTACTAACAAGTATGCTAAAAAATTAAGAGAACAAAATTTAAATAATTTATTTGGTTCTGCCATTGAACAGGTAATTTGTTTACCATGTGGTGCACGAAAAGATAAATTTTTAAAGCAACATTATAATAATATTGAATGTTATTGGATAGAAGATAAAATTGAAAATGCAAAAGATGGAATTGATGCAGGCCTAAATAGTATATTATATGCTCATAATCATAATTCTGAGTATATAGGAAATATTCCAAGATTAAATTCTTGGAAAGAAATATATCAACATATTAGCGGAGTTTAAAATGTTAGGTAGCTACGACGAAATTGTATCTGTTTTGAGTTTAGGAGAACACACTATTTGGTTTACAAAACTTACAACAATGGAACCAAGAATTATGCGTTGCACTTTAGATTTATCTTTAATACCTCCCGAAAATCATCCTGATATTGATATTGAGTATTTGCCAAATAATCCGGATAATCATGATGATTTAATATCTGTATGGGATTTAGATAATAATGGTTGGCGTTCTTTTAAATACTCTTTATTGACTTGGTATGAATGATATTATAACTACAGATAAAGATCAATTTTTAGATTATAGAAAACAACAAGAAAAACTTCATTTTTCTAGAAATGATATTGATTTTGATAATCCATTAAGTTCTATTTTAACTATTGAAATTAATACTACAGAATTATGTAACAGAACATGTGTATTCTGTCCTCGTCATAATCCTGAAGTATTTCCTAATCGTAATTTAAATATGAGTACTTATGGCGCTAGCTTAATTGCTAAACATTTATCAGAAGCAAACTATAAAGGAAAAATCTCGTTGTCTGGATTTGGTGAAAATACTTTAAATAATCAATTTCCAGAAATTATTCGAAGTTTTAGAAATGAATTACCAGATAACATTATTGAGTGTAATACAAATGGTGATTTTTTAACACAAGAATATGCAGAAAATTTATTTGAAAAGGGATTAAGTTTCTTGTATATTAATTGTTACGATGGTCCAGAGCAAATGGATCATTTCTCAGTTATTATGAAAAATGTTCCAACAGATAAATTTAAATTTAGAATGCATTGGTCACAGGCAGATCATGGACTTATACTAAATAATAGATCTGGTACAATTGATTGGATAGGCATTGAAGAAACAGATGTAAAAAGTTTACAAGGTAAACCTTGTCACTATCCTTTTTATAAGATGTTTGTAGATTGGAATGGTGATGTACTTTTTTGCTCTAATGATTGGGGAAGAGAACACGTGATTGGTAATTTAATACAAGATTCTTTGTTTGACGTATGGTTTTCTAAACCAATGCGCTCATTACGAAGAAAATTACGTAAGGGTGATAGAAGTAATTCTCCTTGTAATAAGTGTAGTGTAGATGGTACGCTTTTTGGTAAACAAAGTTTTGAGGTAATTAATGATTATGAAGATCGCAATAACGGGTACTACAGGCCTAGCAGAAAATCTGCGTAAAAATATTAATGCTAATTGGATTAATTGTAGAATTAATCCTGAAACCGGTGAGTTGGAAAACTTATCAGAAGCTTTAACTTGTGATATGTTTATAAATCAGGCCCATGTAAATTGGTGGCAACCAGAATTATTAATTAAATTTTATTCTCATTGGATCAATGATGATAAAAAACATATTATTAATATTTCTTCTAGAGCACAATATCCTAATATTTCTAAAGGATATATCTATGCTGCGCAAAAAGCAGCGTTAAATCACGTAAGTAATAATTTAGTTTTTAATTCAAATAAGAAATGTAAAATAACAACTTTAAATCTAGGTTTAATTGCAAAAGAAAATCATTATCTAGATGTCGGTAAAATTGAATATCAAGATGTTTCTGATTTTATTATTTTTATGTTAGAAAGACCTGAGTTAGAATTTAGTGAAGTAACTATACAACACAAACAGAATTATATTCATGCACAATATTTAAAAGAACAACAAAGATTTGCGAGTATGATTTCAACACCATAGGAGTTTTCTTATGAGAATAATACTTTTGACCTGTTTATTATTGTTTTCAGTAAATACTACTAGTCGTAATGGATTTAATGAATCAATTGTATTAGAAAGAGTTGACATTGAAGAAGATGTGAATATAATAGATAAAAGTGAAATTGAATGCTTAGCAGCTAATATATATTTTGAATCTGTTGGAGAACCTTTAGAAGGTCAGTTAGCAGTAGCCAACGTTACTATTAACAGAGTAAATCATTATAATTTTCCAGATACTATTTGTGGAGTTGTTAAACAAAAAAACAAAAAAGCTTGCCAGTTTTCTTGGTATTGTCAAAGACACAAAAGAAATTTATTTGATAATAAAAAAATAAGTGATAGATATTATATAAAAGTTTATAAATTGGCAGAAAGTTTTTTAATAGATTATGATAAATATCATGATAATACTAATGGTTCTTTATTTTATCATGCTACAAGAATTAAACCAGCATGGTCTTTGAGTATGTCTAAAGCTACTGAAATAGATAACCATGTGTTTTATTACTAATTCGTAGAAGCAATAGGAGTATTGTGCGGACAGGGGTTCGACTCCCCTCGCCTCCACCAAAAATGTACTTATGTATATGTAATAATGTAAAAGAAAGTGACATAGAAAAGTATCATTTAATAGGAACCAATTGTGGTAAGTGCATTTCTGATGGGGGCGTTCTGGATTCGACGGGCAACGCAAATATTGTGGAGAATCGTCCTGATAGTGACGTTAAAAGATCAAATTAAATATAAACGCAAACGATGACGTTTACGACTATGCAATGGCTGCCTAAACAGCAATAGCCATCGCGGGGTTTCGGCAGTTCCTGGCAACAGAATACTGCCACTAATATGAGGAGATAGTTATGGCGAAATCACGTGGAGGATTAGGTTCTGTTGCAAGACCAGAACCTACAAAAAAAGGAACATCTATTGGGAATGGTTTATTTAAAACATCTAGTTTAAATAAAAGTAAAAAGCGATCATACAAAAAGTATAGAGGCCAAGGTAGATAATGCAAGCGGATTGGCAAAAGAAAACAGATAAAATTATATACAAATTAGCCAATGAACGTAATTATGTTAATGACGAAGAAATTACATTTTTAATTGATAATATACGAGCTTTTATGTATTTTTCTAGAAAAGAACAAAACATAAGTGGAATGAAAGAAAGATCGCCGCTATAGCTCAGCAGGTAGAGCAACTGATTTGTAATCAGTAGGTCCCGAGTTCGATTCTTGGTGGCGGCACCAATTTAGGAGCAATTGTGAAAATAGAAGATAAGACTTCAATATACGATCAACTTAGAATTGAAATTTTAGAATTAAAGAAAGAAAATGATTCTTTAAAATCTGACATTGAGGTTTTAAAAAGAGCTTTAGCTGATGAAGTTCATGAAAAATATAAAGCATATCAAAAATTAGCAAACAAATCAACAACTTACCTAGCCGGTTGACATTTTCATAAAATAGTGTAGAATATTAAAAATTCCAGAATAGCTCAGTTGGTAGAGCAAGTGACTGTTAATCACTGGGTCCCTGGTTCGAGCCCAGGTTCTGGAGCCAAATATTATGTTAGAACAATACGCACACGAAATCGTTGTACTATTTTTATTCAGTTTGGCTGGTGTATTGTTTTATCTTGGTTTAAAAGATTGGAAGGGTGGGTGAGTGGTTAAAACCATCAGACTGTAAATCTGACGCGAGAGCTACGTTGGTTCGAATCCAACCCCTTCCACCAAATTAGGTCCGTTAGTTCAGTTGGTTAGAATGCTAGCCTGTCACGCTAGAGGTCACCGGTTCGAGTCCGGTACGGATCGCCATTTTACAAATTCGGGGTATAGCGCAGTCTGGTAGCGCGCCTGCTTTGGGAGCAGGATGTCGGGAGTTCGAATCTCTCTACCCCGACCAAATACAACAATTTGCCTGGATGGTGAAATTGGTAGACACAAGGGACTTAAAATCCCTCGGCCGTATAGGCTGTGCCGGTTCGAGTCCGGCTCCAGGTACCATTGTGGATAGGTGGTGTAAAGACTAAACACGTTGGTGTCCATAGCCAAAGATTGGGGTTCAAATCCCTGCCTATCCGACTTTTAACAATAAAAACAATAACTTACATGCTGGTTTACTTTTTCATGAATTGTGGTAGAATAGTACTTTAAATTGTTAGGAGTATGTATAATGTTTTATGCAGACATGCGTTATGATATGCATGGTCGTAAGCGTAAAAAACGTAAGCCTAAAGGTGAGGTTTGTAAAAAATATAAAGCTACCTTTAAAGAATACGTGCCGCCTGTCACGCTGGGTACCGAACGTTGTAATGAGCTAAAACGATATCCTTCTGCTAATGGAATTGTATCTAGCAAAGAATGTCGACGTCGTGAATCACCAAAATATACAGGCACCCTAATTAAAGGTATTGCTACGATGCATAAATCTAATGCAGTACCTATAATAGACCAAAAACAAGCAACTGAAATAGCGAGGATGGCAAAGTGAAAAGCTTTAATTATCAAGGTAGTGTTGTCAGTGGTACGATTGAATCTACTTATAAGTCAAGTGGAAAAACTTCTTATTTTCTTAAGGTACAAAATGTACCAGAAGAAATTCAATGTACTAGCCGAGGAGGAAATCTTTGGCCAATCGAGGGTTCTTTATTATTAGTTGACAAAAAAGATAGGGTAGAGTAGAATGGAATTCTTATTAGGATTTTTTGTAGGTGGTATTTCCATAGCAATTTTTTTGCGTTGTGATTATTGCCTTGAATTTGTACAAGAACTTTGGTATCAAACTAAACGTATGATACAAGAACTTTGGTATCAAACTAACCGTATGATGAAACGAATTTATAATCATGCGGGTAAAATGAGGAATCCCTTTGAAAAATAAAAAAACTAAGCGCATATCAAGAACTAAATCTCAACACACTTTTGCCGGTTGGGAAAAATTAGATGGTAAATCATTTCATAAATTGTGGCACGATGCCCGACAATCATTTTATGAAGAATCTCCAACTAAAGAATTGATTGCTCTTGTGTTTGATTGGATGAAGAAAACTGGATACTCTAGTATTGATATTAGCACTGCTAAAAAATCAATAGGGTATCCAGGTATTTCTTCATCTACTGGTTTGTTGTGTAAATTATTAAAAGCTGGGTGTCCAGATCATAATCCTATTCACGCAGAATATATGGATTCTTTGCCTGGTACTCGTGCATTACAACCTCTTTCATCTTATATAAAAACAGCTATTGAGCATTCTATTACTAATGGTTCATTAATAGAAGATGAAATAGAACAAAAAGAAGAAAAGCCTAAAGCAGAAGTTATAAGCATACAGCAGCGTATGTTAGAACAAGTGATTCCATTAATGTCAGAATTTGAAGAAATTCTAGATAATCTAGACATTAATAAATTTGATCCATATAAAATGCTATTATCTTCAGAAATAGTTAAACCCGCACATGCTAAAATAATAAAAGATCAATATGCATCGATGCTTGAAGAAGCTAAAGAAGTTGTTGCGTTTGAAGACGAGCAAATAAAAGAAGCATACAATCATTTATCTAAAAATGAACGTAAACATTTTCTTATGTTTTATGAAAAAATTGATGTTGCATGCGATATGATTATTAACGCAGGTAAAGCTAAGCGTAAGCCACGTAAAGCTAAAGCTGTAAGTAAAGAAAAAATTATTTCTAGATTAAATTATCAAACTACTAATACAGAATTTAAAGTAGTTTCAATTAATCCAATAGATATATTAGGTGCAACTGAATTGTGGGTGTTTAATACTAAATATCGTAGAATTGGTAAGTACGTTGCTGATAGTTTATTTGGTGAATTGAGTGTTAAAGGCTCTACTATAATTAATTATGATCCTACAAAAAGCATTCAGAAAACACTGAGGAAACCAGAAGAACAATTAAAGCAGTTTAATAAGTCTGGTAAAGTTGCATTAAGAAAATACTTAGATGAAATTACAAGTAAACCCGCACTATTAAATGGCCGTATTAATAAAGATACAATTTTATTAAAAATTATATGAAAAAAGTAGAACAAGACGAACATTTATATCTATTACAAAATATTAGCAATGCTGTAGTGTATGAAACACCTTGGCAGCATGCTGTCTTAGATAATGTTTTTCCAAAATATATATCTGATTTAATATGTGATAGATTTCCTGAAGATATATTAAAGCGATCTAATTATGCTGAATCGTATTCATTTATGAATGAAGTTAACTCTTCACTATTGCATCCGTGGTTCAAAAAATTTAATCTATATAATATTAACAAAACACAAAATATGCATGAATTGTTATTAAGAAAATTTAAGATTAAAGAACAAAGGCAAGTTGAATTTGGAGGTATTAGATATAACTCAATGGCTATAACGCCTAAGCCGAATCTCTTAAGAGATTGGCATGTTGACAATGAAGAAAAGTGCTGGCAAATTTTAGTGTATTTTTATAAAGAACCGGTTGAAGAAGTAGAGGGTGGTCATATATTTCTAGGAGATGGTAATCCTCCACAAAATCCTCAATCATCACGTAAATATTCACCGGTAAATAATCGAGCAATCATTTGGAGAAATACAAATAGTACTTTCCATAAATTTTATTCTTCTTCTAATATAACTAGAAGAACTTTAAACTTTTTTATAACCTATAAATGAGATAAAGATATGAATAATTCTAATTTATATTATTACAAATTAAATATAGAATTCACAGAAGAAATGTTAAAAGAACTACAAGAATTTTTTCCTGAAGAAAAATTTAATCACGAAGTTTATGATGCAATTAGTTATGCTCATTCAGAATTTCCTATGGAAGAAAGTCTTCCAATTGTATCAAAGGCTCTTGCACCACTTAATCTAAACATAGATGATTGGGGTGCTTTAAGTTTTCCTGCTAAAGTTCCAAATGTTGCTCATACAGATGGTGGCTCTTATAAATTTAAACTAATAACACCAATGTATAATAACGGTGGATGTGTAACTAACTTCTATAAAATGAATAAAGATGCTCTTGCATTAGAAACTTCATTTGATCCTGAAGCTAATCCTGCAATAAAGAGTGATGAGTTTGCAAGAAGAGAAGAACCTTTGCGTCTGTATTGGTATGAAGATAAAGAAGGTAATCCTTCATTAGAACTTTATGGTTCTTATATTTTAGATGGAGTTTATCTGATAAACAATATGCAAATCCATGGTTTACAATACGAAGAAAATTTATTCAACTGTAGATTCTTTATAACATTAAAAGATGAAGATGTTGAAGTTGAACGTCTTATAACAAATTTTTAAATTATTTTTTTATTTTATGCGATAAGTCGTATAAATAAAAACGGTTATGCGGAATGGTCCGGTAACTAGACAACAACCTTGCTTTAAATAAGGAGGCAAATATGGTTAATACACGAACTAAAGTGTTTTCATTTCCACATTCTCGTTTCATTGGTTTCGACCATGTCTGGGATGAGATCGAAAAATTAACTGCTGTTGGCGCAAATGAGAAAGGGTTTCCTCGTCACAATATTGTAAAACATAGTGATGAAGAATACTCTATGGAATTTGCCCTGGGCGGTTATAAGAAAAAAGATTTGGACATCGAAGTGCAACCTGGTGTTCTAATCATTAAGGGTACTCCGGATGAAGATACTAAACAGTATTTACATAAAGGGATTACCACTAAAAAATTCGTGGAAACATTTAGACTCGCTGACCATGTTGTCGTTGATGGAGCTGAATTCGTCAACGGTTTACTAGTCATTAAACTGAGAGTTGAACTGCCCGAAGAACAGCGTCCGAGAAAGATAGAAATCAAATCTCACTAAGGACGTTAAAATGAAAAAAGAAATCCTTGCCGCATGTAGCGGTGTTATTTTCGCAGCATCACTTGTTGCT